TCAATAATCACAAGGGCTTCATTATATGGTCTACAATACTTATTTATAATATCTGGAAAGAGCATGGGCGATATCATGTTATCTCTATAGGTTGCAACTTGTTTAAATGGTTTAATTGATACATCGAAGATACTGAAAGTAGAATAGTCTATACCTCTTCCTTGCGATACATCAACTGTTGCAACATAGTTATGACCTGCCTTTGGTTTTTCATATACATTCATATTATCTTTTCGCCAATCGGGGTCTATCGCTCTCATTCCTAATAATGTATCTGCATTGATAAGTGTATTACCTGTCCCTAAGAAACTATTACCATACTCTTGTTCGAACTGTGCCTCTGATGTATTCGCAATGGTCATCTTCTTCCATTCTTCATCTCGACCTGGAACATCAAACCAATTGATTAGAAAACTCTTATATTCAGATTGGTCATGAACTGCACTTTCATATATCTTATGAAACATATTACCTACACCATTTGCAGTAGATGTAATGATTACTTTAGAATCTCTACCAGATGTGATTACAGGATATGTTGCAGTATAGAATGTCTCTGCATCTTCTACGAAAGCAAACTCGTCAAGATACAACATGTTAATTGACATACCACGAATCGATGATGAAGATGTTGCGGCTGCCACTATCTTACTATCATTACCAAACTCAATATTACCTTTGTTTAGTATCTTAACTCCTGGTTGTAAGAAGAAAGGAACGGTTTCTAACATGGTTACAATTCTCGCAATCATTTCCCTTGCGATTGCCCCTTTGTTCGCCAGAATCGCCACAGTGACTTCTGGAGTGAACAGGAGATACCACAATAGATACGCACAAGATGTGATTGATTTACCTGACTGTCTAGCAGCCAATACTACACTAAATCTGTTGTCATTGTAATGTTTGATTAACTCTTCTTGATAACCACGAAGTTCAAAAGGAACTAAACCCTCATCAAGTGATATAATCTGAGTATATGTTTCTATAAAATGGCAGGGGTCTTCGGAACATTTTTGATATTCTATTAGTTGTTCTTCGGTGTATTTTGTTTCTACACCTGCTCTCTTGATTAGATTATTACCAAGATATCCTTCGTTCTTAGCTTGAACCATTTTTTAAACCCCAATGAGATATAGGTAAGTGATTACTCACTTCATACTTATTATCGAATGATACTTTCCAACCTAAAAAATTATCTACTTCCATGTATTCTAAATCTTTTATATGACCTTGCCATATGACTTCTTTGTTTATTACTTTATTTCTGTATATACTATTATCTTTGAGAACTCCATAATGTTCTTGTATAAACTGCCTAGAATATTTAGAATGAGAAAATATGTTTATGTCTACCCATTCTGTAGTAGATTCTCCTTCTACATTTGATAGTTCAACTGTATTAGGATATAACTTATCTACAAAATTATTCTTCTTTGCATACTCTACTAAATCTAGTATGTGACCAACTTCGAGTTCTTTATCTCCTTCTTCATAGAAGTTTTTAAGAAATCTTTTTTCATTCCAAAACTCTGATGTTAACCACTCATGTAAATAGATATCACATTCTGGTAATTCAGTTTCTAATAAATCTGCATGTATATACTCTACAGTGTCACCTAGTATTTCTTTCATTCTATGAATGAGTCTGCCTCTTCTTTCTAAGGCATATACTTTCTTTGCACCGTATTTAACTGCGAGATAACATAGTATACCTGAACCTGCGCCCAAATCTATTACTATCTTATCTTTAACATTCTCAGATATCCAATTTTCGTATGCGTTGTTTCTCTGAAAATCAGTAAAGCAATATGCAGTTTTAAAGAATCTTAATAGTTCTTCATTCCTTAACATTCTTTTTTTTCAAGAACTTTTGTAATTCACTTGTAGAACCAACATATAAATGGTTCTCTTGTTTTCCTATCTTTTGTTCTTCGCCCTCTAGTTTCTTCAATTTACTTTGTAAGTCTATGAGTTTCTCTGCTGTTTCACCCACTGTTTTTATAAGTTGACCTGCAACTTCATAAGCTCTTGGGTGTTCTGTTTCTTTTGATAGTTCTAAGATACCTTCGATTGCATCTTGACCTCTCTCTACTAGACCATAGAGATTTTCTCTTGCATATCTGTAATCTGTCTCGATGTTTTCTGCCCTTGCAGGAAGTTTTACAACTTCTGTTTTCTCTTTGATATCAGTATTGATATCTAACAGCTCATCGAGCTTTGAATCTATTTCACTCATAATATATTATCCAGTAATATTTATAACACCGCCCATACCACTATGATTCTTACAATAGTAGTATAGTTGACTTGGTGCATCACTTGCCACACTTATCTCTGTCCATGCATCTGATTGTCCTGGTGTTCCGTTATAAGATACACCAGTAAGATATTCAGAACCACCACCGTGTGTTCCATTACTTGTTGTAGAAATTCTAAGTGGATGAGATGCATTAGAAGAGTTCTCTTGGAAGAATCTGTATGTAGCACCTCTGACAAAATGAGATGCGTTAGAAGAGTTCTCTTGGAAGAATCTGTATGTAGCACCTCTGACAAAATTAAATGTATATTGTTCTGTGCCACCATAATTGAATCTGTTTCCAGAACCAGAATTTGTGACTGTAATCTGATAGTCTGTTGTATTGCCTTCTTCGTATATGTCTATTGCACCATCGTCAAAGAATGTGACATCTTCTGCAATTACAAATGAATCACTTGGGTCTACTGAACCGACAAACTTCAATGTGGTGTCTGCACCGATTGTAATGTTTGCACCTAATACCATTGATAGTTTGTTATTTGCAATAGATGATATTGTGGGTTCTGTTGAATTTCCTGTTCCGAATACTCTATCACCTACACTAATCTTAGCATTGATTGCACTTGCAAATGTGACTGTAGATGAATTAGATACTGCATTTGCCTTTTCAGCGAAAGCAGGTTCATAGTGTTTGACTTCTTTAACTAGACCAGCACCACTAATTTGAGTTGTTGTAAATGCATCGTTGCCATCGCCAATGAAAGTTCTTTCTTGAACTGCTTTGATGATATTGCCTGTGTATATAGGACCAAAGAAGTATGTCTTCATTGTAAAGTCTAAAGTGTATTCTATGACTCTTCTATCTTCAAATGAACCCTCGTAATCATCACTGAATGATACACTGTTCAATACGATTGGAACATCTCTGTTGTCTGACATGTCATCAACCATTTTCATTGTGACTGTATATTCTGGTTGAAAGTATGGTAATATTTGTTCTACAATTTGTAATGCATCATTCATATTCTTTGTTAGAATAGATAATGTAAAGTTTAGATTGTATGGTGCAGGTGCGTATTGAAACCCTCTCTTACCATCTGATTCTCCTGTGCTCTTGACTGACCTTATTAATTTGTTTTGTTGTCTTTGAGTATCGTAATCAAAACCTGTAAGTTCAAATGCCATACGAGGCAATGATATCGCACTTCTATTCTTATCAGATAGATTTGGTTCTTCTGCAAGTCTATCTAAGAACTTCTGTTTTGGTCCGTAAGATAAAGGGACAATAGGAGAAGTCAATACAGTGCCATCTGATTTGACTTTCTTGTATTGTATATTATTAAACATGGTACCAAATACTGATACACATCTCTTTATTGTTTCATTGTAAAAATAAGTTCCAAACATTATGCGTTCTCTTCGATATACTCTTTTATTTTGCCAACTGTATCTAGACTCTCTGCATCTTCATCTGGTATTTCTATATCAAATTGATTTTCAAATTCCATTACTAATTCTACAGTATGCAAAGAATCTGCACCTAAATCATCGATAAGATGTTTATCATCTGTCACTTCTGACAAATCAAGACCTAAATGGTCTGCAATTATTTTCTCTATCATTATGGTTCTCCAAATGGATTAATTTCTGATAGGTCAAGATATGAACTATCTTTATTTTCAAAATCTAAGTTCTGAGCAGCCGCATCATTAGAGAATGTCATTCTATCATCTATAGATGCAATCGTATATTGTGCGCCTGATATTGCACCAATCAACACATCACCATCAGCAAGTGTTGTTGTGATATCTTTTGCGAGTAGTTTACTTGTTGTGTTAGCCCATGATACAACTTCTGCAACAACTGTGCCACTCTTAGTTAGATTCTCATTCGCAACAAAGTCTGTATTGTTTCCATTGTTCATAGTCATTGATAATGAATATGCTTGTTCGTCTTCAATCATATCGATATCACCGATACCTGTATCGAAGTCTTCTTGACTGTATTCAAATAGTTCTGCTCTAAGTTTGAATACGAATAGTTTACCAACTTGATAGAATGGGTCTTCGTGTTCTACAAATTTGATTTCAAACATTGAACCTGATAATGGGAAGTAAATTAAATCTCCCTCATTTGGTCTGAATGATGTTGCAAGGTTTGAGTCTAGAGAAATAAATCTTTCCCATGTTCTAAGTGATATTACAAATGTCGCTTGGTCTCTAATTTGAATACCAAACTTAGACATTAAATCACCCTCACCTTCGAAACCGTCGGTGTTCTCGATATACATCTCTACAGAATACGCATCGCCATACTTAGACTGAACATCTTCGTTGAGTATAGAATCCTCTTCTACTACTTCTCTAGGAAGATAGAATACTTCGTGTCCGTATAGTCTTAAAGACTCAACTACTAAATCTTCGTATAGTTGTTGTTCTGTGGAGACTGCGTGATTGAAAAAAACATTAGTTGGCATATCTCATTATCCAATCATGTCCATAGGTAACATGTCATGATTTAATCTTGACTCTTCTTCAAGTCTTTGTATTTCTTCTTGTGCTTCTTGTTTCAATTGTTGACCATCTAGTGTCACACCACCTGGTAACTGTATACCTTGAAACTTAGATAAGTTTTCACCCCATTGATATTTACATAGTGCAGTTGCATACTTCTTCAACCACATATCATTGTATATGTCTGTAAAGTCATTAGGGTCTAATTTTCTATAACATTCTATAATTAAAAATTCATTTGAATTAATCATATCAACATCCATATCTAAGTATAATCTGTTTTGGTGTTGATTGAATCTAATTGGTTGTCGACCAACTAAAATGTTATCTAATAATCTGATATGTTGTTGAACCATTTCATAATACAACACATTTGTTGCAGTTAAATCATATAAGTCATTGAGTCTTAATTGATATCTAAGGTCAAACATATTAAGATTGTGTTTGTCATTGAACGGAAATATATTCATGACAGCCATAACAAAGTCTGGTAAGACTATGTAATTGTTCTGTTGTTTGAAGGCTTCGTTATTATACGCATGAGTTCCAGCGGCATTCTCTGTGAATGACTCATCTGCTTTCATGCCTGTTATCTTCGAATCAGTTACCTGATGTTTGAGATACATCTTGATAGAACCATCGTAATGGTATTGATGAAAGTATTGTAAAGCCTGGTCTATTCTATCATCAAATTGGTCATCATCGATATTGATTTCTAGAACAGGTGCGCCAAGAGCCCTTTTAATATACTCTTTGAGTGTTGCTTTTGAATTTGGAGCTGCCATAGTAATAATCCTGTTTATTACTATTTATGCAAATACTAATCTTGGAAATAAGTTTTAGTTTGAAGTCTGTCTATTTTTTCGTCTATTCTTTCTATAGAGTCAATAATTCT